TTCTTCAATTAACTTATTTATGAAATATTTTCTTTCGAACGTAGGCATACTCATACAATCTTTGTATGTGAAATTACAATATTTACAAAGATAGTATATCTCATCCATGAGATTTATTTTATACTGTGAAGAAAGGGCGAAAAAACTCCACCCCAAAAGCAACTTCAAAAGTTACTTTTTCTCCTGATGGGGCGATAACTGTTTTTTTTAAATCCAAAGAAGGTTCACAATCTTTTATAAATTTTCTTATTGACTTAGAGTCCGCAATTGGTAATCGACTTATAAATGATGAAATATATTCTCTATCTCTATTCCCATCTATTTCTATAATGTGTTTTTCTAAAGTTTTAGTTATTGTGGGCGCAACCATCCCATTAGGATAAGAATCCTTAATTTTATCTAAATCAGAAATATCCCCTAATGATAATAACTTTAATAAAACTTTTTTATTTGACTTAGGTAAAACAAATTCAAAAAGACCCAATTCATTTGGTTTAACTTTTGGCTCTTCATAGGATATGTTTTCTAATGTTATTGTTATTTCAAATCTTTTATTTGTAAGTGGGTCTGTCAACTCATAATTATATTCTGTACCAAAAGACGTGTTTCTTAAAAAGATAAGAATAACTCTGGCGTCAACTTCTAAAAGTTGGTTTACGTCAAATCCTGGCTCATAAACTTTATTTTTTAAAAGACTGGTTACGATACCATCTTTGAGCGAATTTGGTGACATTAAAATATTTTCGTCAGTTGCTGTTAGATAACCTACCTTTAAACTTTCCTTTTTTGGTTTGTAAAAAATACCTTTAGTCGGTAGGTTTACCACATCGTGTGGTAAATTAAAATCCATTTGTCCATAAATTTCTGATTGCTCCATAGTTTTTTATTTTAAAAATAGTTTTACAATAGTCAATGTAAATAAAAAATCCCACCTGAAAAGATGGGATTGTAATATATTTTATTTTTATTTTAGTATACTAAAATACATCTGTCAGGTCTTAATGTTGCTTTTACTGTGATAAGTCCATCTTCACTATAACCTAACGAGTCGAAATCAACACTTGTTAAAAATACTCCTTGTAATATCCATTTTTCAACCGCCACACCTGTTGGGTCTAACATTTCTAAATCAATATCTTTTTTGTATCCTGCAGCATAACCCATACGTCCTGTAACTGATTCAGCGTGTAAACGAACCCACTCCATTAACGCTTGTGATGCTGATGGTCCAATAGGGTCACGGAACGTAACATCAATCGTACCCCAAGTAAATCTACCTGCAACATATGTTGATGTGTTTAAAAATGGAATTTCCACTTCTTTGATTTCAACTTTTGGTCTTGACGTGGATTCAACATACCAAGAGTTAATCCCCAAAGAAGAAGGGAAAGTAATGATAAACCTATTTTTTCTTTTAGGTTCATACTGAAAGGGCATTTTCATTAATAAATCAGCCATATCTTTTGTTTTAAGTTTGTTTTATTTATTTTATAAATATCTAAAAATAATTTTTTTTATTTACTTTTTATTTTTTTTAAAATATTCTATAACTAGAACCTAGTATTTAACTTTTTCTCCTCCCTTAGTTAAATATAAGTTTACTGGATTTTCTTCATATTCTTGATTTAACAATTCAGATATTTTCTCAATATTTCTTAGGTCATCATCTGAAAAACCAATTAATGGTTCCCATATAGGATTTGCATTAACATCGTTTTTAAACATCGGTGTCCCCCTTAATTCCATATTTTTTGACAATTCTTTTGCCAAGTCTCTGCAATAAGAAATAAAGTTTTTAAGTGCGTTGAATTTTTCTATTTCAGGGTTTGATGCACTACCTTTATTAAAGGATACCGGTTCAAAAACACACATGTCTAAATATTCATTTAATTCTGATGGTGATAATGCTTCAATTTTGGTATCATTTGACACTTTGTTTCCTATTTTTCTGTACTCATTTAAATTTTTAGCTAACTCTCGCGAGTTAATACCCTCTTTATTACTCATTATAAGGTTGTATGTTGCCTCTTTAAGTGTTTCAGGACTATGACCCCTTGCTGTGATGATTGCAAATATTGAACCCCCGTTAATACACTCCACAAAGTCTTTCCAAGCAGGACCTGTTTTAGCCATCATGGAATCTAATATGAATCTTTTATTACCTGGTTCTTTAAAATTTCTAAAAGCCCCCAAAGCATACCCTATGATTTTTTTTCCTCTATAATCAAAAGGTTCAACCCCGATTTCTGACCGATACTCTGCAAAGTCTTCAGTTGACATTGGGACTTCATTTTCATCTTCATCCACAACCATAATAGATGTTGGCATAAACATGATGTTGTCGTCCCAATCAAACGCATAATATTTCAAGTCAGGTCGTCCTACCTCATCAAAACCTTCTTTTATGAATTTTTTAATTCCCCTTTTAACCAAACCTTTTAAATTCATTACTTTTTAAGTATTTCTAATAGTTTTTCAAGTTGACTCTCAGTTAAAACAATATTTTGTTTTTTATTAGAAAATGTTTTTTTTCCTGTGTTTGTATAACCAAGAGATTCTTTTATTATTTTTTTTTCTATTTTCATTTTTTTATATTGTTATTTTTATAGGTCATCAAATGAAGCTCCTGCCGGTGTAATTACAAATTCGATGTCAATATATTCTAACGCTCTTGTAGGTTTTATAAATATTTTACCTGTTAAAGTGTTAGAGTCTAAGTCTTCAGGTGTGTTAGATACTTGAACTCTAAAGTCAATAAGACCACGGTCTCTTCTAATTTGGTCTAATATTGGGTTTACTGAATCCAAGAAATCTTGTCTAACTTTAGCATCGTTTTGTTCAAACAATAATCTAACCGCCACAGCCGAAATTAACTTACGAGCTTGTAATAATAGTCTTCTAACATTAATTCTATCTAGTGCAGATTCTCTTACTTGTAAAGTTTTATTACCCCATATTACTGTACCAACATCATTAAAAGTGGCGATTGGGTTAATACTTCCTTTATATAATGTATCTCTATCATCTTGAGTAAGATTTCTTCTTGCTCTAATTGCGTTTACCAAACCTCTTGTGTAACCAGCCGATGCGAACCATGGGAATGCAATATTATCAGTTAATGCGAAGTTTCTAACTACCTCTGATGTTGCAGGAATGTAAAGTTGTGTGTTTGATACACTATCTAATGTTAAAATCCAAGGATAATAAGTAGCTGTGTAGTTTGAATCGATTCCTGTTTGTTCCAAATTATTTACCGCCTCTGTTGGGAATATTAATCCTTCAGAAATATCATCATAAGATGGTAAAAATAAGTTAAAGTCTGGTGTTGTGCAAACATAAAGTGAATCCGCTCTATCGAATTGTACCATTTCTATCGCGTCTTCAACTAAATTTGAATTGTTTACATAATCAATACCCGGTGTTGCAAATACATTTATATTAGTTCTTTCAGGGTTAGCGAATGTATCTTGACCCCATCGATATGCGTAGTAGTCAGTATTTGCCCAATTTTCTTGATTAGGTCCAGAAATAGGTTTGAATGCCCCCCAACCCGTAGCGGTTGGGTAAGTAACTGAACTTGCAGCTCCATTCATAAACCCAGTTTGACCAAGAGCAAAAGTATCACCGTTTGTTCTATATTCTCTATAAATGTCCCAACCATCAAAACCACCATAAGGTAAAACTGTGAATTTTCTTGTATTTAGGTTATAGTATGTGTCGGAAACATTAGTAGGTTCTGAGTCAAATGAGCCCCTACCTACGTAAAATGCACTTTCCCCTGACGTTGCGTAGGCTGATGATATGGTAACAATAGTTGCTCCACTATCTAAGTGGAAACCTTTTGTTTTATAACCCCACTCATCGCCAGTTGTTGCAGTTGCCAAATTATTAGGAATTTGTTTTCCTTTATATTGGAAAAAATCATAATCAAAACCAACACCGTTACTGATACCTAAGTAAGCAAAACGAGGACTCTCACCCGAAGAACGTTGTTCATTATTAAATCCACTTGTAGTACCAAATGGTGGGTCATAAATAAGTTCGTTTGGTTTATAATATACAGTTTTATATGGAACAAATGGTGGAGTTGCATTAGCATATTCTCTTGAAATATATCCTTCAAAACCACAAGGTAGTGAGTCTATCGGAGCATCGTTGTTCATTTCTAACATAACATATTTAGACCTAACTTGATACTCACCATTAGATGTACCAATCTTTTTAGCTATAAAACTATTTTGACTAGGGTTCATAGTACAACCACGGAAACTTTCTAAAACAACAACATTTGAGTCTGTATCGTAGAAATCACGAACTAATACGTCAAACGTTAAATTATTAAATGAGATATTTGCGATTGATATTTTTACCAAAGTGTTAGCCGCGTTACCATCAGATATTAAAACAAATCTAAATAGGTTAAATACTCTACTACCACGTAATTCAGAAACTAAATAAGGGGTTTTAGGAGTTTGGTATTGCTCCAAATAGAAGGCGATACTATCTGAATAGTTTAAGTTAGTAGAGTCTGTAACTCCAGGTAATTCAACTAAATCACAATATAGTCCTCTAATTTTTCCTTCGTTATATCCATAATTAAGTAGTGAACTATAAGTTTCTTCAACAAAAATTGGAACATCTGTTCTACTTTTTCCAAAATTACTACCTCCAAAAACTTTTCTCAAAAAGTTTGGACTTAGACTGTTCATTGATGTTTCAAACGAGAAGTTTGTATTTTGATAAGTTGTTCCTGTAATAAGGAAAGTCAATTTAGGGTTTTTAGTAACTCCCGAATATTTACCTGAGCAAACCATTGTAACGCCTGTAGTTGCTGAAACTTGAAATAAAGGTCCGTGTTGAGTAGAACTAAATGTTGAAATACCTCTTGACCTTAAAGTCGCAACAACAACTTCATCATATTCACTGTATGGTGAACCTGAATAATTTGTGGTATAAACCGCAACTGTACCTGAGTAAACACCTGAAACTGGTGTTGATGAAATACCTGACATTGCGACCCCAAAACCAACACCATAGTAACTGTTGTTTGGTGGATTATGAGTATAATCAAATAATGCGTAGTACCAAGGGTCGTTTGTTGTTTGTGCAGACAAAGAACTAGCAGTTGCCCCTGTTAAATTACCAACACCAAATGTTTCTGAGTATGATGTAATTGTTCCTGTACCGTTTGTACTAACACTTGTTACTGAATTGAAAGTAGAAGAACTTACACTACCCCAAAATAGTGCGGTATTTCCAGATGTTGAGGCTGAAATTGCGAATGAACTAATTCTGTTAGTAACGTATGTTTGTAAGTCTTGATTTACTGAGGAAGTTCCACCATCAAATTGTGTGTACGTGTTGTAAAAACTACCATTTACGTTAATTGCTCCTGGTATAGAGGAAGTGAAAGTAATAGTACCTCCAGTTGTCCCTGTGAATGTTATACCCAAAGGACCTGTTGTACCTGTTGCCGTCATCGTTGATGGATTAGGGTTTGCGATTGTAGTAATAGACCAAGATGGTCCCGCATCATAACCAGATAATCCAAGTACTCTTGTTACAAATAATTGATTTGATTGTGTTAAATATGATTTAGCGATATAACCTAATTCATATTTTGGAATTTGTGTGTTTACAAATTTTTCAGGACTAGTACCTCCAAAATAAGTGGTAAACTCATCAAAATTTGTTATGAAAATTGGTTCAAATGCAGGACCACGAAGTGTCTCTCCTGCTAAACCTAATGTAGTAACCCCAACACTTTGAGCTACAAATGTTAAATCTCTTTCTGAAGTATAAACTCCTGGCGAAACGAATATTTTATTAGATGCCATGTTAAATGTAAAGTTTTTTCTTTTATTTTATATATAAATACAATAATAAATTGTAAAAAACTTTACTACAAACCAATATTTATTTCTAAGTAAGAAAAAATTCTACCTTTTTTCTGCCTAATGAAAATTAACATAATGAAAAAAATTAAAAACTTAAAAATTTCAGAGGAAACCCATCAAATCCTAAAAAAGTATTGCGAAGTGAATGGATTAAAGATGTATAAATTTTTGGAAAGTTTGATTAAAAAAAATTGTGAAAAGAAAAAAGACTTGTATGGTGAATAATTAAACCAAATACGCAACTGTTTTTATTACAGAAGTTTGCGTAATAAGTTTTTTAAAAGCATTAACAACCAAAGTATCACCATCATTTATTTGGATGACTGATAAATTATCACCTACGTAGTTACCATTTATAAAAACCGAAAACGAGTCGTTACAAACCGAACTTGTTGTTGATATGGTTACTCCCGTTGGGTTAGAAAAAGATGGTATTGTTCCGCCTTGAACACAATATGTCGATGATGTTCCTGATGTAATACCTGAAATTGATATTGGAATACCATTACACCCCGTAAAGTTTAAATTGTTTGATGTATTAGATGTAAATGAAAAATTGTAACAACTTACCAAATTTTCAACTCCCGAAACTTTTAAATCAACCGTATATCTAAAAACTTCAGACAGAGTGGTAACGCCGGGGAGAAAAGTCAAATCCAAATCAAAAAAATCGGGTCTTGGTGGTTGTTGTTGAACTCTTCTTGATTTGTTAATTGTATCCACTTCAAACATCGAAAGTTGTCTAGTAATCGCTGGTGAAACTTCAAACTCATCTTCATCAATCAACAAACCTTTCATGATAAAAGTATAACTTATGATATAGTATTTTCTTTTTCCTATGTCTTTTGCTGACTCATCAGCAACACTTTCCATTATTAATGGAATATAATGTCCCTTTATTTGTCTATAAGCTTGCTTTGATGTAAATTTTTCCATAACAATTTTATTGAACTCGTTAAGTTCTCTCATTCTGTTACAAAATATTTTTACATTATATGTAATGTCGACAGGAATTGGTTGTGGTATTTTATAAACGTCAGCCCCTTTTCTTTGACCATCCCATGTTGGGACCGAATAATAAAAAAATTGTCTTCTGTTTGGAATATTTGCAGCTCCTCCCTGAAATGTTCCATATTTAACTTCAGGAGTTCTTACTGTTGCAATAAATGGTAAGGATATATTTTTGTCTAAATCTTGAAAGTCCCATGTTTCAGTAAACTGAGACCAGTTTTGATTTGTAATAATTCTATCTACGGTTGGTACGACCTTTTCTTCCATTACAAGTTTTAGGTCTTCTTTTACAAAATCCAACATACCTCTATCCAAATCTGCATGTAAAACGCCTTTAGGTAAATAAGTACCATAGTCAGTAATATCATCAAGCATTTCTTGACGCCTTTCTCGACCTACCTTTTCAGGTATTAATGGTAATGAATTTTTAACTTTTTTTGGTAATGCCATTTTTAAATTCCTCTAAATTCGTCATCAACAACAGGTGCCGCAACAATTGACCGATAAAATGGTCTATAACCACCGTATGTGTGTTTATTGTCTGACACTACACGACCATCGTCAACAACACTAAAATATCTCACTTTTGATTCTGTTTCGTAATAACCAATATAGTCCCCATAAGAAATATCAATTTCTAAATTGTCCAATTCTTTTTGATAAACACCAATTTTTAAATTACCTGGTTCGCTTTGTGTTAATTTAGAATTTCCATAATCAGTATTAGTTGGTGCCTCTATTTGTACGTAACCTTTAAATTCAATTGGAGCTAAAAACTGTATTCCATCTGATAAAGTTTCACCATAAACATCGTCGTTGTTTGTTTTCTGCTTATCCACTCTATATAAGACCAAAGTAAAATTCATATCACCACCTAACCATTCTTCACCCATGGAAATATCTAAATCAAAATCTTCTTCAGAAAAAAATTTGTTTAGTCTTGTTATAGGAACTCTTGGTTGTGTCATACTTATAAATACTTTGATTGATTTTTTCTTGAATTTTATTATATTTTAATATACTATGGAAGATTTTGTGCCCAAAACACCCGAATCAAAAGCTCTTTTAATATTAGATGATTACGAAGGGTCAAATAACTATATCCTTAATTTAAAACACAAAAAAGAGAATAGTAAGTCTTTCGTACCTACAAGACCGCAGGCGGATTATATCAATAATTATAACACAACACAACCAAAAGTTGCAAAAAAATGGGTCAAACTTGATTCATATTTTGGTAAAAAACTAATGGAAGATAAAATGTATACCAAAGAACCTTCTGAAATATATGTTGAAAAGTTGTTGGTCGAAAAGGATAAATCATATCATATTTGGGGTAAAATCTTTTCAGGTGAAACTTTACATGACTTTTGGATGCCAAAATCAGCGTTACTAAAAGATAATGAAGTTAAAAACATTTCAATTGATTACAACAAGTATACCCATAGACCACCTATGGAGCATCAAAAAGAGGCCATTGAAAAACTTGTAAGAAACAAAAAGTTTATTCTGGCTGATGACATGGGATTAGGAAAAACCACATCAACCATCATTGCAGCGTTAGAACCTGGAGCTAAAAA